GCCCTGGTGACCGGGCCACGTTTCTTGACAAACTGCTTGACCCAAGGGTGGTCAACCAATTTTCCGAGTGCTAGCTTTAACAGCCAGTCTCGGTAGCCGAGAACGAGGTTGAGAGCAGCGGAGTTAAAGGGAGGCGTGTAGCATATCCCTGTAACCTTCTCAGCTCGGTCTCCGATACCCGCGTCCTTCTTGGTGGGACAAAGAAGGATTTGACGGATGTCGGAGGTCCTGCGACCGGGGAGATTGAAAGCGAACGAGGTACCCAGAAATGTGGTGCCCTCATCAAAACTGACGCCGTTAAAGACACCGACGTCAGTCACTTCCAGATCCATGTTCCATCTGACCCGTGCGAATCTCCGGATGCGACCAGGTCGGATGGAGTTGTTCCATCCGAGGTGTGCGTCGTCACCGGAAACGGCCAGAGAATAGGGAATCTCCCCCGCTGTCTCGCGGATTGCCGTAGTGTATGCCAACCAATTGATGACTGAACCTATCAACGATGTAAAAGGATGACCTGAGGGTATCCCTTTAAAAACGCGGTAGACCCACCCACCAGGAAGGACGACAGTTTTGAAGCAGAAACCCCCACAGAGGTAAAGAAATACGTTGTCTATTTCTTCGCTGTCGGGGTAACACGCCCGGAGTACGCCGAAAGCAGAGACAATGAGATCTTCCGGCACTGTAGCGTCAAATGCCTTCCAATCCATGCCTGCTGCGACCAACCACGGTTCGAATTGGTTGAGAAAGCGCTCAAAACCCCTGTGTGACATCGAGTGACCGATGTAGAGGGGGCCTGCTTTCTGCTGGCCAATACCTTGTGTGACTGGGTCCGAGTAAAGTTGTGCGACCATTGATGGTGCCATCTCTGGCATTAAGACGAGTCTGCTCTTGAGCTCCTCGCCATGGAAGCGAATGTTCCTCTTTTCTCGGCCTCCGCACATCCAAGGAGATACGTCCACGATTGGCTTTGATTTCGCCGCTTCGTGGATGTAACCCGCCGTGATCGCTGCGTCTGCATATGCCTCCTCTTTGTTTCTGAAACCCGCCTGTCTGGAAACAAGACCTGGATAGGCCTTCGGGTTTATGGGGAGACTCTGCAGGCGCAGAGTGTCGGGGGGTGCGCATGCCGGAATGACTAAATCGGAGGCCCTAGCTTCAAGGCCCCTCAAGATGTCGTCGTACCGTGTGCTTGGTGAGGGCTGTACCATCTGTTCGAATTGTGCCTTATTCGTGTCCCAGGCACCATCGACCATGTAGGTCGAAAGATCGTCTAGAGTGAACTGCTCACCGGTACTTTTGACATAGTCGATAAAGTCACGGTCATGCTGCTTAAATGTCTGGGGTCGTGGGCCGGTATGATACGGAGATCTTCCTACCCACTTCCCCGCCCTTGTTGGTTTCACCGGGAGGGCGTCCCGTAGTTGTGGGGGTAGTCGTGGCCCCATTACCTTGACGAGGGGTACGGAGATCTCCCTCGTGATCGGGTAAGGCGTGTCGCCATCGATCACCCACGAACGTTCAACTACTGGACGAGTCCATCCCTCCCGCGGCTGTCG